TTGTCGTTGGAGAACTGCGCCTGCGTAACCCAGTTCGGCCCGGACATGATGCCGGCGTATTTCAGCGCGACCGTGCCGCCGATCAAGCGCCACAAGTTACCAATGCGGACAAATTCGGCGGTGTCCCCCAGGGCCAGCGAGATGTTGCCGATATAGTTGATCGCGTCAATCTGCTCCGTCGGGTCACAGGTGATTGTGAGCGAGCCAAGGCCACAGATAACCCCCACGGTCGCGCCGCGCGGAATGTTGCCATTCCCCACCGGCAGCGTCGCCACCATTGCCCCACCACCCGCATAGGCGGCCACCTTGCCGATGTCTGCGAGGGTCAAGACCGCCGACGCCGAGTAGTTGGTGTAGTCGCCGTATTCCAACCCCATGCGCTTCAAGAACGCCGTGGTGACCAGCCGTAGCGAAAGGTCGAATTGCGCCGGGGTGTTTCCCGTGGGGTTGATCAGCGCCGGGGCATTGATCGGGGCAAAGCCGGCCGTCACGTTCTGGAACGTCAGCGACGTGGTGCCGACCACAATCGCCCCATCGGTGACCAACTGCCAACGGGTATCGGCTTGCGACGCGCCCTGCTCGACTGACGTCAACAGCGCTGAGGTTACTTCGGCGTTGCTGTCGGCATCCGCCGCCCGCTTCCATGCCTGGGACGCCGCCAGCCAAAGGCCATTTTCCTTGGCCACGGTCTGGTTTTTCACCAGCACGCGATCCCCGGCCGCCACGGCCACGCCGTCGACGATCTGAAGCCCCGCCAGCACGATGTTGGCCGTGGTCGCCACACGCACCGATTGCTTGCTGTCGAGCTTATTCAGCTCTTCGATGATCCGCGTATCAACGTATTCACGGGTTGCCAACACCACCGCAGGGTCAATCTTCAGCGTGATGTTGCTCGTGCTGGCCACGATGAAATTCATCCGCACCACTTGCGTGCGGCCCGAGCCTTGCGCCAGCACTGGCTTATAGCTCGGTGCGCAGTTGGCCACCGCGACCAGATCGCCGTCCGCATCGTAGAGGCCGATTTCGCGAATCCACCAACCACCCTCATCGGCCGGGATAATCTGCTCGGCGATGATCACCGCCGCGTTGTTCGGGTCGACGCGCACCTGATTCAGCGGCCGGCGCCGCCGCTCATTGATTAAGCTGGTTTGCGCAGCGCTGGGCACCGGGTCGGTGCCGTTGGCATCCCCCACGCCCATTTGCGCAAACGTCCAGGCAACGCCGAGCGCGTCGGCGTTCGCCTGCTTGGCCATCCCCACATTCGTGAGGGTGGCGAAAAACTGCGAATTCGCATCAATCATAATAAACGTCCAGGGTGTCTATGGAGTGTTCGCGGCCAACCACGCCGAGGGTGCCGCTGACCTCGATGTCACGCGCAACCGGTGGGTAAACGTCGATTTCGTCGCCTTCGTAAACGCTAACCGCGACGTTTAAAACGCCCTGGCTTTCGAGGCTGATCGCCAAGCTTGTCAGGTGTCGGGTCAGCGGTTTGGCGTCGTCGATCAGGCGTTCCAGCTCCTGATACATTTCCTCGGTGATACCGGTATCCAGCACGCCCACCTTGAGCGCGAAGGTGCCCGGCACCCCTTCCGGCACCGTGTTGAACCACTCGACTATTTCGATCAGGTAGCCCAGGGGCTCGACCACCCGGCGTAAGGCGCCGATGGTGCCCTTGTGGGCATGAATGTAATACGACGCCTTAATGGCCGCGCGTTTGGTCGCCTCGCTCCACCGGTAATCCCAGCGATCGACCGACCAGGCCCATGCCAGGTGCGGCAACAACCGCACCGGGCAGGTGTCGGCGTTGTAGAGTGCGCGTAGCGGGACTATCGTTTTTTCATAGAACGCCTCCTCAAGGGCGCGCTCCATGGGCGTGCTATTGCTCGGCAGTAGGCTGTTCATGATCAGCCCGCCACGGTCACGGTGTAGCCCGTACAAAACGCCGCCTGAGCCTTGGTCGGGGCCAGGTCCACCCAGCCGGGCAATTCGACCCGGGACACGCCGGCAATGTGTAGCTGGGCGTCGATGGCCGAGCGAGCCACCTCAACCCCCAGGCGCTTGCGCGGGTTGATCCAGGCCGCGAGCCGGCTGGTTGCTTCGGCCAGACTGGCGTCTGCCTCAGGACCGACACTGCTCATGTGCAAAATGGCGTTGATACTGAAGTTGAGAATCTGCGCGCCCTGCACCGTCAGGCGATCACCAACCGGTCGCACGTCCTCATCATTCAGCGCCGCCTTGACCGTGGCCAACAACTCGGGGCTGGCCTGGCCGCTACCTTCGGTACTCAACACCGTTACCGTAACGTTGCACGGCGCTGGGCTTTCCGCCGTGGCATCGGCGACCAGGCCCGAGGCGTTGCGCGCGTGCAAGATGTAGCTGGCACGCGGCCCGGCCGTGGTCAGCCCCTCAAAGGCCAACTGAATCCGCTCACGGAACGGATCGTCGTCTTCCCTGACCTCCGGTACCGGCGGCACCGCCAGCAGATCCTCAGCCTGAATCACCAGGCGCTTTAGATTGACATTGGCCCCCAGGTGATCGAGGTCGTCGCGAATAGCGTGTGCCAGTAACAGCGCCTTGCCGGCGTCGTTGACCCGGGCGCGGTTACCGACCTTGATGTAGGCGCCGACCTCCAGCACCTTGGTGACCGGGTCGCTTTCCAGCGCGGCACTCCAGTTATCACCCATGTAGCCGCGAAAGACCGCCAGGCCTTCCTCGTATACCGCTTCGAAATCCAATGGCTCCAGCACGCTCGGCGCAGGTAGCGACGACAGATCAACGATGCTCATACGCCTACCTCCAACAGCACGCCGTCGCCTTGATACTTGCCGGCGATTTTCAGATTAATTTGCCCGCCGATCACCGAAATGACCCGCACCTGGTCCAGCTTCAAACGCGGCTCCCAACGCCCCAAGGCCCTGGCGGCCTCCGCCTGCACGGAGCTCTTCCAGCCCTCGTTAACGGGCAAGTCGACAAAGCGTCGCAGCGAGCTGCCGTACTCTGGTCGATGCCGCCGGCTGCCCAATGGCGTGCCCAGAATGTCCCCGATGGACTGCCGTAAATGCTCGATGCCGGAAATGGGCTGGCCGGTGTGGCGATCCATTCCGATCATCGGAGTTACTCCCTCAGCAGTTCGAATTCGTCATGGGCTTTCAGAAACTTGACCGCCTCGGTGTCGGAGCCCGGTACTTCGACCATGCCCCGGACCACCGGCAGACTGCGCCGCGTCTCAGGCAGGGTCAGCTGACGGGAGGTGTAGACCTTGTCGCGAAACTTCATCAGCACCGAAACCGGTACCGACATGGGTTGCGGCAACGGTTCTGGGGTTGATTGTGGGTCGCTATTAGGCGCATCGATCTTGGCCATGCGTTTGCTCCAGGCATTAAAAAGCCCGCACGCGGCGGGCCGTTGTGAATATTGATTTAGTGCGTGTGGTGGTTGCTGTTGCCGCCGGCGTCGAGGATCGCGCCCGCACTGGTGATGCCCTTCGTGACGTGTAAGGCGCCGTCGATGGTCACCGCCGCTTTCAGGTTGATGCTCCCGGTGGTCACGTTGACGGCGGCGTCTGTGACGACCACCTCCGTGCTGGCGACTTTGATGGTCACCGTGCCGCTCGGCAGGGTGATGCTGTAGCTCTTGGCCTGCCAGTCGTAGACCAGCGAACCACCATCATCGAAACGCCAGACTTCCACGTGATTGCGATTATCCGGTTGGCCACCGGCATCCCCGTACAGCCCAGGAATGAAGGTGCCCATGCCAGCCTGGCCGCTGGGATTGAACAGCACCCCCTGTTCGTTCAGGCTCGGCGCCCGCCAGTGACGGGCCTTGCCGGCGGCCAGGCTGTGCCAACGCACCCACGCGCTGACCCAATCACCGGCCTGCACCCGAACAGTGGCCGCTGCCAAATCCACTCCGACCACCACGCAAGGCATCAGCATGGCGGCAATCATGCGGTCATGCTCGGCACTGGCGTAGCTCATGGCACGTCATCCGCAGGAAAGAACTCCTCTTTGCGGTCGTGGTTGAAGCCGAACCACAGCGAACCCGGTTGCTCATCAGGCCATGGCCACTGTTGTGCACCGAGGTAAATCTGCTGATTCCATTCAACCAACCAGACGGTGTAGCCATCCAGTTCGGGGCGAGTCCAATCCTGCCCGGCCTGAATGAACTCCGCCGGTTCCACCGCCAGCCCCCAGGTCTGCGCCCGCAAAATGACCGCAAGCTGGGTGGCCAGTTGCACGGCCTGCTGATGATGGTGTGGCTTGATCGGGTCGACGACGATGCGCGCCTCGAATCTGCACACCAGGGTCGTTTCCCCGGTACCGATATCGACGCCTGGTTCAATCTCGGCCATCTCCAGAAACACCGCCGGCAGCGCCACACGATCTTTAATATTTGGCCAGGCCGTCACCGCACACACACCCGGCAACTTCGCCAGCAGTTGTTGCTCAATGGCCCGGTAAAACTGATCCAGGCTAAAAGGCTCTTCCGACACGGCATTAACTCCTCAGGTACTTTTGCAGCTCGAAGTTGAGCTCCTGCTGCAAGAGCTGCAGCAAACGCTCGTCCGCCTTGCGCACCCAGCTTTCGAAGTGGGGACGCGCCTGTTCCAAGGACACCTTGGCCTTGGCCAGTGGAAAACGGCTGCCATTTTCAGCGACCCACCCCGAACTTGGCCCGCGCCCTGAGGCCACCGTACTGTCAGGATAATCGTCCGGATCGAAATGCTTGCTCGCCGTGCGGATCCAGATGTCAGGCTTATTGCCGTAGACCTGTTTGAGGAACGCGCCCTGGTACCGCCGCCCGGCCACCGACACGCCGCTGCCAGTCTGCCGTGCGCGGCCAATCCGACTGGACTCGATCGCGTTCAAGCCAAACCAAAGCTTGCCGCTCATGGCCCCGCCGCTGACCGGATAGCTGCGCAAGCGCTGCCGCACCGCCGCGACGGCGATGCGCTCCTGCCGGCTGACCGCCCGGGCAATGTGCGTGCGCAACCAACCCAGCGTCTTATTGATCGCGCGACGATGCGCGGCCGCGGCTGCCTTGGGAACCACCTTGGCGAAGTCCTGGAACGCTTGCAGATCCGCTGACGAAGATTGGATGGTGACCATCCCACCGCCGGCCGAGGACTTGTAGTAGCTACCAACGCTCATGCACGCATCCTCAGAATCAAAGCGACCAAACCGTCACCGCTGGGCTCCAGCTGCAGCAGGTCATAGTCGCCACCGCCGTCCAAGGCCGGTAGATCAATGCTGACCAACAGGCCCTGCTCTAGACCGTGGGAATCGCTGACACGGATTTCGAAACGAGGCTCACGCAACCCTGTGTTGAGCTTGCCGAACTTCGGCTGCAGCCAGGGTGCGGCAAACATACCGAGCACTGGCTCGTCGCGACCTTCGATCCGTGCGCTGTCGCCCAGCGTTTCGAACACCACCGCGTCGACCTCGGCGACCAGGTCGCGGAACGCCACCTTCAGAGCTCCAGGAGGATCTGCGCAAGCGGGCGCGTGCACAGGTGCAGCGGGTTGGACTGGGCTTCACCGGCCATACCTTTATTGAACGGCATCGGCTCGATTTTGCTGTAATACGGCACGCCTTCGGTGTTGACCGTTTCCATGTAGTCCGCCGGTGCGAACACCGAGATGTACAAGTCCGGCACACCTTCGGGAATCAGCAACGCCTTGTCGTCGTGGATGAAGGTCACACCCGCGATCTTGCCGCGATAGCGCTCCCAGATGATGCCGCCGAACTCGAAACTTTCGCGGGCATCGCCACGCAGCGCAGCCGCCTGCTGACTGTTGAGATAGGTCTCTTTTACCGACTTGTGGACCAGCAGCTTGTTCCAGAAATTCTTACCGCACAGCGCACGCGAGCCAGTGCTGGTGATACTGCCCAAGGCTTCCTCCTGCAGGTCCAGCGCATCACCACACTTGACCCGAAGTTCAGTGTCCGGACTGTTCAGCCCCATGGACATTTTCTTGCGGGTCACGCCAAAGGTTTTGTAGATGTCGAGCAAGACGGTTGTACCGTCCGCGTCGAGGATTTGGCCGTTCAGCGCGCCCATACGCTGGAATTCGTGCGTGGCATCCAGCTGTCGGCGAGCTTTGGCCAGGCGCTTGTTGACCACGTCTTGCACTGCCTGCAATTCAGAACGGGTACCGAAGGCACGAAT